ACAGGGTCTTCCCGCAGAACGCGGTGCCGCCGTATAGAATCTCCACCTCGTCGTAGGGCTGGAAGCTGTGGGCTTCGAGTTGGACGGCTGACGGCTCGTATAGGCCGGGTACGCTCAAGAATACTCCGAGTAAATCACGATGCCGGCCGTCCCAGCGCCGCCCGTCACGCTCGCTGATACCGCCGCGCCGCCGCCGCCGCCCGCGCCGTAGCCCGTCCCCGCGATGCCCGCCCCGTTGGTGATGCGGCCAGCGGCACCACCGCCGAGTACGGAAGGTGCCCCGCCGCCTGAACCGCCGAGGACGCCAGAGAGGCGCACGGCGTTCGCGCCAGGAGCCCCCGGCGAGAGCGGGCTTCCGTTCGTCCCTGCCACCCCGGCGCCTCCGAGAACCACCGCGAGCGTCGCCGCCCCCGTCTGTCCAACGCCACCCAGACCGCCCTTAGCCGTGTAGGTCACGCTGTTGGCGATGACCACAGTATCGCCGCCCGTTCCGCCCGTTCCGCCTGTGTTGGCCCCGGCCGCGCCCGCGCCGCCGACGGTGTACGTGCTCGTGGTCAAGCCTGCCGTGACCATCGTCGAGAAGTACCCTCCCGAGGCGCCGCCACCACCGAAGCCCATATTGGGAGAAGAGAACGTAGCCCCACCACCACCGCCACCGCCCGCGATACCTTCGACGATGGCGCACCGGATGCCAGTGAGAAACGTGTGGGTGGCAGAGCTTCCCGTGGTGTACACCGTCTGCCGAACCAGGGCGCCTGCCACGCTCGCAGCCTTCTGCGCCCCCAGTGTGGTGAGCACGGTAAACGTGTCGGCGTTTTTTCCGTACTGGAGCACGTCGCCGACGCCGAGCCCGTAGGACACCAGCACCTGACCACCGAAGAGAATCGTCACTGTCACCGCGCCCGTGTCTGTGTTGGTCAGCGAGAAGCTGGTCAGGTGGCGCGTGGTTCCGGCAGCAGGAGCGGCCACGATGGTCACTGGCGTTGCGCCGCTGAGTTGCGCCGGGGCAATCGCGGCGTCCACGGTGATGCCGCCTGCGATGGTAGAATCGAAGTAGGCTCCAGAGAAGTACGGGTTGACCGATGTCGGCGCACCCGCGAGCTTGATGGTCAGTGTTCCGCCGTTTTCGAGTGCGATCATGTGTTACCCCATCAGCATTGCGATGTATTCAAGCATTGCGGCGGAAGGGATTCCACCGTGGGCTGTCGTGGTGAGTCCGGTATGTCCGTCGAGATTCCCTTGTACCGCTGCGGCTGCCCCGGAAGCATCTGCTCCTATGCTAGCCGCCGAGACGGGATCGCTGCCAGCAACGGCGTGGCTTGCGGCATGCGCGGAAGGTGGCCCACCGCCACCGCCCACGCCACCATTGGTATCACTTGGCGTCTTGATTCGGAACAGCCCGCCCTGGTTGACGTTGACCGTGACCGCTCCGACTGATGCCGTGTACGTGGATAGGTAGGCGATGAGGCTTGGAGGCTCACCTGCTGAGTAGATTTCCGGGAGAGTGATGTCATGCTCGTAGGATGTAGCCGCCGTCGCAGTCAGCAGAAAGTCGTAGGTCCACCCGATGGCGTCCACGCCAAAGTACAGCGTCACGCGCACGTAGGTTGCGCTTGCGATGCTTGAACACGTCGCCTTGAACTGCACTTTCCAGATTCCACCCGGCGTGATTAAGGGAACGGACTCGACTGAAGTCAGCGTGGCAAGCGCCTTCACGCCGTCAGCAACCGCAACGGTCGTCTCGTAGCCCGCCGACGCTTCCGCATCCCCAGCGTATTCGACTACGGAAGCAAGCTGGCCGGAGGAACTGCTTGCTTGCTGCGAGAGATACCAACCGCATGCCGGGAATAGTCGATCCTCAAGTCCCGTAATCGCTCTTGTAGGGTGGCAGTCCGGCTCACTTCGCCCGGTTTGGTCGTTGTGGATGCCGGTGGCCTGCCCGCCAGTTTGGAAGGGGCACACGATGCGCGTCGTATGAAGGGCGTCGCTCCATGTGAGGTTTACCGCGATGTAGCTCGACGCTGTTGTGTGGGCGAAGAATCGGACTTCAATCCTGTCCGTTGGAAGGATGGCGGGCATTGAACCTGCATCAGCACTCACCTGCCACGAGTGTAGAGTCGGGACTGTTGCTGTGATTGGAGGGCTGGAAGAGTAGATAAATGGACCAGTGACACTGTCGTCGATGTGCTTTAGGTACACAAAGGCGTAAACCACTGGTGGAGTCGTTAGGTTCGCTGCCGTCACGTGCAATAGGGCGTAGAAATTCCAGATACCACCTGGAAGAATCGAAATTCCCGGAGTCCCAGCTTTGGTCACAAAATCACCAGGTGCAGCTAGCAGCTTGTCGTTGTCGGTCGCCTTTACTGAGGTTGAATTGTAGATGTCGGAGGAACTAGCGTGCTCGCTGGCAAGTTGTCCGGGGGTGAGCAGGAACGTCCCGGCCGTGCTCGTGCGCGTGGATGCAATGGTCCAGGCCAGCTCGGTGGTGTCTACTTCAATTGGGTCGGCAGTGGACAACGTGTGGTATCGGCTGGTTCCATCCCCGATATCCAGCACGTTGACGGCCATGTTGTGGCAGAGGGTAACCGAGGTGTTGGCATCGGTCGTCCGCCTGATCACAGCGGATAGCGAAACTCCATCCCCCTGCGTGACCACCTCATAGATGCCGTCTCTTTCCTTGACCAAGGAGTTGTTGATGAAGAATCTCTCGCCGGCAACCATGGGGACATTGCCGGCAACCACGTAGCGCAGAAGTGGGTTCGCGTTGGAGCGCTGCCATGTACTGAGTCCAGAAATCTGTGTCCACTCGAACCACCCAAGCCCGTAGCCTGCTCCGAGTGATGAGTACCCCGTGCAAGGTGCGCGCAGAAGCGGGTCCCAGGTGAGTGCGGTGTGGAGGGTGGCACCGGCAGCGGGCGCATTCACGATGGTCGTGGTGTTGACGATGTTCGTGATTTCGGTGGCGTTGGCCTTGAACTCAAGCTGCTCGGCCGGAGTGGTTCCGATTTGGGTGATGGTCACGCCAGTTCCGGCCACCACGGCATCGGCCAGAGCTACTGGGGTCTGGTTGTCGTCCACCTGGACGAGCCCGAGCCAGCGCACTGACCAGTTGAGCACGCCGCGGAGTTGGTTGAACAGCGGCCACAGCTCCTTCTTGAGAGCTTCGAGCAGCGACTTCTCGTCGTTCGGCAGCCGCGGGGAGACTGGCTGCTTGACCTCGTAGCGTGTCCAGGCCATCTACGCCGTCTTCTTCCGCGCGAGAGTCAGGGTTGCCTTGGCAAAGACGATTTGAGCATCGAACCCCTGCATCCCACCGATGGTGATTTGAACGTCCACCGGGGCCGCGAACCCCTGCATCCCACCGATGGTGATTTGAACGTCCACCGGGGCCGCGAACCCCTCTGGCTCGTCCGCTTCTACTCGATGCGATACGTCTGGCCAGATGACCTCTATCCGCCCGTCGAAGCGTTCGGTCTTCATTTGTCCACCGGAGTGACGTCGATAGTTTCGTACTTCGGCGGCTGGAAGACGTTCTGGATGAACTGAATCAGCGGAGCCCCGCCATCGCCGTGGCCACCAACAATGCGCATCTGGAGCTTCAGGCGCTCGTAATGCTCCCGCAGGTAGGTTGGGCAGTCCTTGTTCGCCGAGAGCGCATCGCTGGCGATGTTGAACTCCTCTTCGGACATGCCCTCGGGGCGCTGGAGCCCCTTGTCCTTGTCGCGCACGAGCTTGTACGCCTGGTCGGCCACTGCCACGACGCGGTTTGACTCTTCGAGCATGGCGTCCACGCCCTTGAGCAGGGCCTTCTGACCGCCAGTGACCGTAAGCTCGCCCACCTTCTCCATGGTGGCATAAACTCAGCGTGAAGTCGAGCGGGTGGCCAGCCTCACGTGTCGAACGGCCTTGGCTAGCTTGCCGTCGTCTGGATGGTGCTCCACCGGCTCCGAGACGAACGTGGCTAGCCCGCCAGCGTGGCGCATGGCCGACTTCATGCCAGGAGAGCGCGAAGGCTTCCCGAACACAGCGTCCCAGCCATTGCGGTACTCGGGCGTTGCCACTCGCGTACGAATCTCGGCCATCACTCCACCGGCCCGCGAAGCTGTCCGAGGTGCTTGTCCTGCCACTGGTCAAGCGGCAACCTTGAGAGGATGGCCATAGGTCCCATGGAAGCGGTCCCACGGGCCTGCTCGCCATTCGCTCCCACCAGCTTTGGCCCCAGGGTATCCTCGACCACGGCGAAGAGCATGGCCACCACGTCGCACTTCTCCCGCGGTAGGGTCTTGCCCAGCTCGAAGACCTCGATACCTTCAGGAGGCGACGCCCATACCCCGTTCATCAGCACCTCGACGCCACTCTCCCCGGTGCGCATCTCGCTGGCCGGCGCCAGCCACACGTTGTCCCTCGGCATCACCTGGAGCTGCATCTGCATCCCTACTCGGTGCCCCACGGGGAGCAACTGAGGGATGGACTGGCTCATCAGCGCATTCTGATTGGTCTTGTGTTCACCCATGTTTCACTCCTTCCGCGAAGGTACACCAGCTCCGCTCAGCTGGCAAGCTACCTCAACCGCGACACCCTCGCTCCACTGATATCCCCGAGTACGCCGAACACGCTCAGGAGCCACAGCACAGTAGCCACGACCACCACTACGTTCACCAAGGTCTTGAACGGGGCAGCCATGGGCAAGTAGGAATTCACCAGCCACAGGAGCAGGCCGACCACACACAGGACAACGACAACAGAGAGAATGGACATGCGAGAGGGTAGCACATACAAAAGGCCATCAGGTGTTGCTCGCCTGGTTAGTTGCCAGGCTGCGGCCACCTGATGGCCTTCGCGCCGAATGCTGAAATCTTTCAGGCCGGCGAACCTGAGATTGCGCCAAGCATAGCACGCGTCCGGCCATCTGCCTCATGTTAGGATGACTCGGACGGCGACGGCATCGCCCGGTGCGAGCGATATGTGCGCGTGACGTGAGCGGTCAAAAGATTGACACGTGTGATTTGTCCGAGAGGGGATGGAGGGCAGGATTTAGGGGTGGCCTCTCCCGCCCGGTACCCCCCCCTACTCCATATCGCATCGCTCATGCACCACGTTGCGCGCTCCCTGCTGCTGCCTGTCTGCCCTACGCTCCAGGCTGGCCCGTGCCCTTGCCCTCTCTCGCTTGGCCACCACGCCAGGGAGGCACAGGTCGACCAGCCGGACAGCCGCGTCGATGCCGAGATATGCAGGTGCGTTCCGGCCTGCTGGCGTCCCCGGCTCGCGGCTGGTTGGCATGCCTCGCGGTGGGCACTGGACCAGCTGCACACCGAGCCGCCGACACCATCTAATGCACGTGTCCGGGTGGATGCCGAGAAGGCGGGCTACTTCCGTGGTGCGTACCAGGTGGGGCAAGGCCATGGCTGTAGCCTACCACAATCCAGCGTGCGCGATGCGGCACCTACACGCGCGTATGGTTACTAACAATTTGTTAGTGATGTAGGTGCGGTTCCCACTTGGGCAAGCACCTTGGCCAGCGCCTTAGCTGCCCGCTTTTGCCCTCCTACCTCAAGGCCAAGGTCAGGTGTGTTGATGACGTAGAGTTCGCGCAAGGCAAGCTCCAGCATTTCCGCCAGTTTCGCTTCATCCATGCTCCCAATGTAACACGATTTCGGTCCTAGGCCGGGGTTTGGCGGTATTGTTTCCAAAGGGGTACATGTGGTTATGCGGCTGAGAGGGGAAGGGAGACTGTATGGGCGTGCTCTTTTCGGCCTTCGGACCGGTCGGAACCTGGTCCAAACACGTCACTTCGCTACGCATCGCGTGCCCCTTTTTGCCACAGTTGGGGCATTTTGACCCAGTTATGCCGTACATCGTCTATGGAGGGGCCGGACCAGACCGGAACGGACCAGACATTACGTGTCTTGTACCTAGCCTTCTTGCGCATCCTGGGGTCATGGGAGAGTGGCGCAGTCTGGTAGGGCTTATGGAATGGGAAGCGGTTTGGCCTAGCCTTGGGTTTCGCGCCTTGATTCTGCTACGGCACAACCTTGCCTCGGTCCGGTAGCTTGCGGCTATCTCCTCGCCGAGTGCTTCTTGCGCATCCCACTCCTCGCACGCTAGTTCCCACGCTTCCACGGCGCGGTCGAACATCGCCGCTTTACGCTGGCCATCGCACGTATCACCTTGCGCGGGCTTGTGTGGCCCCAATCGTCTGGGTTCTCGCTGTTACTCCAGAACCAAGCCCTGGCATCTTGAAAGGTCAGGCCAGTCTTGAACCTGTGGTACTCGGGCTTGGCTGGCCTGGCTTGCATTACATTTATCTATAGGTGCAATCCCTACGCCAAACACGTGTCGTCTAATCCCCTAGGAACGATGCGGGCTTGCCAATCTGGCACGTGTGTCATTCTGGCAAAAGTGACAATTCTCGCTCTTGCCTGCCCAAAGCCGTCACTTCTTGCACCTAGTAGTTTCGCGTAGTTAGCTCGCTTTCTTGGCTGGGTGACGTTTCTAGGTGCCGTTCTCTGTCACCCTGATTTTTCATGCCAAGTCTCGGCCGTCAAATGCCCAGCAAATGCGCCGCTTCTGCTTTCTTTCGTCCTAGTCCAGGCGATGGCATGCCCAATGCAAAGACATAGGATATCGGTTCGGTGGCGGCGGCGGGTTCGGCTCTTTGACAACTTCACCCTCTCTGGTCTAGCAGGCAAAGCCCTCTAACCGTTCAAGACCCAAGCGGCCCCAAAGCGGAAAGGAATAAGCCACCTGACGAAAGACGAGAGGCAATAAGAGCCAGCCCAAGTCAACGAGACTCGGCGGTTGCTGGCTCTGTGGTGCTCTCGCAAGGCACCACGTCACGGGGCGCACGGATGTATAGGCCGCTGGGTGGTTCGAATCCACTGCGCTCCACGGTAACGGTACGCAACACCAACGAGTAACCTTTCTCGGAAAAGTGCCGGGTTGCCCCGCCGACACGGGGCACTAGGGCAGGCCAAGCTGAAATGCTGGGGCTTAGGGGTTCAAACCCTCAACTGCCCACTACTCACGGCGCCAAGTAAGGCATGAGGGCAAAGCAAGGTCGCTGGCTTCGGCCGGTGTGCTCCCCAAGACGGCACGGACAGCGCCAAACCTTTCCAACCAACCACCACCAAGGAGACGGACACCATGACGACTAAGCTACAGCGCGCCATTCAATCGATGGAAAAGGCAGAGGATCGATTCGCGGACGCATGCGAGGCAAAGCGCAAGGCAGACGAGGAGCACGCTACGGCGCAGCGGTTGGTCAGGTTGGCGCGCACGAACCTGTCGAAGGCGCAGTCAGCCGAAGTTTTCGCCGCGAGTCCGGTCACGGCTACCGACCTGTAGGATGCGCCATGGACACGCGCAACGAATTGCTTGCATGCGTATACGAGTCCAGCCTCGACAGCCACAGTGTAGCAAGCGTGGCGCTGCGCCTCGGAGTGTCTCCTGCGACGGTACGGCGTGTGGCACATGCGCTCAACCGCGACTCGCTGATTCTGATTGATTCAACGTCAGCGGGATTGCGACTGTACGCGCGCTCACCTGCACCGTGCACGTGTCCTGCGCGGTTGCAGTCCTTGCACGTGCATCGCTCGCATTGCCCAATGCTGATCCGCTCCACCTAGCCACCCGCCCGTCAGTCGCCGCGAATCAGACGCGGGACGGGCACCGCGAATCGAAACCGCAACCATCAACCAGGAGTGACACCATGACACGCATTCTCATTCTCGCCCAGTCCATCGCCATCGCCGCCACGCTTTACGCTGGCTTCGCCCATGCCGAGACGGTCAAGAAGGCCGACTTGCCCGCGCTGAAGGGTGGCAAGGTTGCCAAGGCCGACAAGAACCCCATCCCTACCTGCTTCGCCGGGGACCGCGCCAAGCTGGCCAGCACTGACCCACTGTTGGCGGATTGGGTCGCTTCCCACGACAAGCATGACTGCGCCGGCGCTTCCACGCTGTATGTGTGCCGCGCTGGCAAGAACCTAAGCGTCCGCTGCGAGTAGTGCTCAGGTTTCCGGGCCAGATGCCACTGGCCTGGATGCAAGTGCAAACACTCAACCAACCACACAGGAGATTGACCTATGCCGACCATGAACGACGTTGAATGTCCAAACCTAGAAGCACTCTCAGACCACGACCTAGCAGAACATGAGGCCGTGTTTTTCATCCTCGGCGAGTTCTGCGCTCTCACACACCGGGCTAGGTTCGCTCGCTTGGCTGGCTCCATCGAAACCGCGCTAAAGCTAGAGCGAGACGCTGACAAGAAGTATCAGCAGCTTCCCGAAAACCTTCGCTGGTAGGTGTACCCATGGCACTAACAAGACGTTTCAACGAGTTCTGTAGTCTAAAGGCCAAGTTTGCATCGGCTGGTAGCTGCGGCCACCCAATCAAGGAAGGTGACACCATCGGATATGCCAAGTCCAGGGGTCGCATGCGCTTCTATACGACTGAGACTTGCTGCGAAAGCTGCTGGACTTCATGGCGAATGGACAACTACGAAGCCGCATCGCTCGAAGCGTACTCTGGATACGGGGAGGGATACTAGCCATGGCCATCATTGCGCATCACCAAATCACGGAGCTAGAACACGTCGAAGCCCCGCTTGATTGGCAGTTGCGGGGATTGCAGTTCACTCGCTCTGGGTATGGCCGACGAATCCCAACGCGCCATATGGTCAAGCTACCAGGAGGCAAGCGGTGGCGTCGGGTTTACTGCTGCATTTTCTCGAATTCGGGAACCTGCTATGTGTCAACGAAGACAGGCGACTGGATAACCATCGACTGAGATTTGCTGCGCCTTGAATGGTCAAGGCAGGCGAAACCGGCAGACAGCCTCCAACACTGCCGGTCTGCAAGATTCCCCACCTTGCACTGATGAGCTAGGGGACCACCACTTGACAACGAAGGAGAACGCTATGACCAGCGGTGTACTAGCCATGTCGCTCTATCAAGAAGCATGCAAGGCAGGTCTGCAAATGGATAGCCACTACTCAGACTTGTACCTACTGCGCACACCGACGGCGATCCGACTGTGCCAAGAACACGCCGCACACTGGAGCACCTTCACAAGCCAGATCGATGGCAAGCCGTGGCTTGATGTCCCGTTTGCCTATGAGCCCTATTGGGCAGCCAAGCAATCTCGCCACCACGTGATCGCATAGGAAAGGACTGCCACCATGACCCACACAATCAGGTTTGAACACGTAGAAGGCCGCGGCCCATCCAAGGGCCTAGCATTGGCCCAAGTCGAACTCGTGGCAAACATGCGCCTGGACGAGCGTGCCATTCTCCAGCGACTGCGCGCCGATGGCTACCTCGGCGTGCGCCTGTGCTCGGTTGCTACTGCCGCGACTGATGCGCACGAGGTACAGCGCGACCTTGACCGACTGCTTGCGCGAGGTGTCACGTGCGGACTGTAAAGCGCATTACAAAGGCACTACTGCGCAAGCATGGCGCGTGCTACACCGACGAGCAGATCGCTAAGCTTGGCCCCAAACGTGGCTTGACCTTGCTCGAAGTGCTGGCGCTCGACATTCCCGCCGCTGATCGCATTTGGGTAGCCACGCTGCCCGGCATTTGCGCACCCACCGTCATGTGGGAGTGGCAAGCGCGACTGGTAGCGCGTGCGCTGGCTCGCATCGAGAAACCCGATCCGCGCTCACTCGCCGTGATCCCACTGCTGCGACGACTGGCCAGCGGTGAGGACGTGCCGCAGGGCGAACGGGCCGCAGCCAGGGCCGCAGCCAGGGCCGCAGCCAGGGCCGCAGCCTGGTCCGCAGCCTGGGACGCAGCCTGGTCCGCAGCCTGGTCCGCAGCCAGGGCCGCAGCCAGGGCCGCAGCCAGGGCCGCAGCCTGGTCCGCAGCCTGGGACGCAGCCAGTGACGCAGCCGTGGCCGCAGAGGAAAACCAACAGATCGCCGACCTCGTAGAACTCCTAACCAAGGTGCAACCATGAAACGACTTCACGTACTCGCGTTTGCGCTCCTTGCTGCCTGCGGTGGCATCGACGCCCTGGACGCGCCACCTGACGCGGTGCCAGGTCAAGCCATTGACAGCGGCGTGTCTCTGGACGGTGGTTCCACCATAAACGCGGGTTATCCGGATGCTTGGTGGACCGCCGACCTGGGTCAAGGCCAGTGCGGAGAAGGCTACAAGCAGCGACTGTACGCGCCCAATGACGTAGCGTGGTGCGAGGCGGTTGGCGAGGATACCGGGACACCGTGCGGGGAGTATGCGCACCTGGGCTGGTATCGCGCCGGACTGCACAAGTGCGCCAAGGCAGTGACGCCATGAAGGCCATCTTCGATGACATGGTCAACACGCAAGCCAAGCGCAACCACCGCGCGACGTGTGGCCACGAGGTGGCCATAGGCGAATCCATTGGCTATGCGCCCAAGACGCGAGAGACTGTGTGCCCGGACTGCTGGCATGCATGGTGCGACGGGCAGCAGGACTCCTACCAGGACGATATGCCATGATCCGCCTGCTCTACTGGCTCCTCGTGGTGCCTGCCTACTACGATACCAGCGACTGGCTGGCCGCTATGTGGCGCAAGCACGTGATCGACGACTGCCCGCCACACCTGGACACGTGCGAAAGCTGCCGCACGGTTTCCTGCGACTGCACGAAGGTATCCTGCGGACTGCCCGTGGGGCGCAAGGTCAGAAGGCCAACGAGGAGGGACAAATGGTAGCCAAGACGCCGAATCTGGACAAGGTGGATGCCAAGTTGGCGGCCAACATGCGGACATGGGCATGGCTGGGCGACGTGCGCGCCGCCTACGCCACCGACCTGGCCGCAGCCGTGGCCGCAGCGCGGGCCGATGAACGCAGGAAGTGCTTCGATGAGGCTGCGGAATTGGCGCAGGAGTATGGAATCAGGTATGCCGGGATTGGTGGACAATTCGCGGCTGGCTACACCAAGGCCATGTCCAGATTCGTAGCGTGGGCCATTGGCCAGCGCAACGACGCCGCCCAGCCCGCGCCGGGGAAGGAAACGCCATGATCCGCGATCTGTCCTGGGGAACGAGCAACCGACCACTGGCTGGCCCTGGCGACCTTGCTATACGCCACCTCGACGAAGAGGAGCAACGAAACCCCATGGCAGACTGCCTAGAATGCGCTGCCGAGGTAGGGCGCGACGACTTGACCGACGGTCTATGCCCCGACTGTGACGACCGCATGCGCCCGCGCTGCGACTGGTGCGGGGAGTTGGCCACGAGTGTGGTTGACGTGTACGTCGATGGCCAGATGATTGAGCGCATTCCCGTGTGCTCTGAGGCTTGCGCTATCGGCAGCAAGGACGAAGCACACCCGCCACTGATTGACACCGTGGTGGCGACTGAAGACCTGCAACGAGTGATATTTGCTGCGCCTTGTTGGTGCGGTATGAGGGCAACGACTGTCTGCAACTGGTGCCCGAAGCACGGGACCAAGAAGACCAAGGAGTGACCACCATGATGAACAAGAGCGAACGCGAGACGATGGACAAGCTACTGGCCCAACTGTCAACGGTTCAGACTGAACTGGGACTGCTCAAGACTTCGAGTGCCGCTGAAATCGACAGGCTGACCAAGGCTGAAGCACAACAGAAGTCATATGCCGAGATGTACAGCCGGTCCTCGGCTAAGGCAGAGAACGAGCTAGAAGCTGCCCACTCTCTGCTCGATGGACTACCGCAAGCCCCACCAAACGAGACGGTTCCCACGACATCCTATGGTTCTCCTAAGAACATCCCGCTGGCCACGCGCTTGGCCAACTGGGTGGCGCGTGTCGCCTTCTGCGATGCCTTCGCAAAAGCTGGAATGAAGTAAGGAGTGACCCATGGAAGACACCAAGCAACCAATGAACCAATTCAAAGCCACAGGATTTCGCCGCGGCAAGGAAACTCAGGGCGAGGCGTTCATCAGCATTCAGCCGGCGTTCCGTACTGCCGGCGAGCATGGAGCGTTCTCGCAGTCGTGCTTCTACATGCCTCCCACCGAGGCGCGACTGCTCGCCATCGAGTTGAACCGCGCTGCCGACTATGCGGACCAGCCAGCAATCACCGACCCAGGCGATGCCATCGACGCAGCCACGCATAGAGTTGAGCTACTTACCAACGAGGAGTGACCCATGGAAGACACCAAGCAACCAATGATCCACGCGCTGATGGCCAAGTGCATGGCCGAGATAAAGGCCGTCGGCAAGTGGGGCGAGAACAAAGACCAGGGCTATGCCTTCCGCGCCGTGGCCGATGTCTACCGCGCAGCCCAGCCGGTCATGGCATCGAACGGCGTACACTTCGCCCCGTTCGCCATCTCCGACTATCAGTGTTCCAAGTACGAGCGCAGCGCCGGCAAGTTCACCTTCCACGTGACCATGAAGGTCGAACACCGCTTCTATGCTCCTGATGGATCGTTCATCCCGTGCGTGACCATCGGCGAGGGCATGGACTACAGCGACAAGGCCAGCAACAAGGCCATGACAGCATCGGCCAAGTACGCGGTGGTGCAATCGTTCTGCTTGCCCGAGAAGGATGCAGACGGGGACGCCGAGTCGCCGAGTGCCGACAACGAGGGGGGCGATCCCTTCGAGCCGCTGTGGACTGCCCTCGAAGCCCTTGGACTCAAGGAGCCAACCGCGGTCAAGGCGTGGTGCGAAGCCAAGCTCGGTCGCCCCCTGCCCGCCGCCGACTCACTCACCCTGGCAGACCTTCCCAAGCTCATGGCCGAGGCCAAGCGACCAGCCACACCCGAGCCACCCGTACGCCACAAGGCCAGCAAAGAGGAAGTGCTGCGACTGGCCGCGCACCTGGATGTCATGGGCATCGCTCCTCACGACCCAGCCAAGAGCAAGAAGGAGAACCAGGATGCATCGAAGGCTGCCTACCTGGCCTGGGTCAATGGCATGCGCAAGCCTGCGCCCATGGTGGGTGGGCTGCTCGAACTGTACGCCGACGAAATCATTCCCATGATCGCCAAGGCAAAGGCTGGCGAGCGACCGAAGGAGGACGACATGCCTGCATGGATGGACGAGGCCAAGGAATCTGGCGCCAGCGAAGTGGACATCGACAAATGAGCATCATCCACCACGGCTACAAGCAGGTCGAAACCTGCAAGGTCAAGGCTCCCGGCGACATCGAGAAGATCCGCCGAGAGCAGCACACCCTCGACCTCGGCGCATCCCTCGACAGCACGGGCGGCAAGCCAGCCGATCCTATCATCGTCGAGTACGCGACTGGCAAGCTACTGGGCGGAAAGCACCGTTTTGCCGCTGCCCTCAACTGCAAGCTCAAGACGGTGTGGGTGCTCATGCTCGAAGGCACACCCGAGGAGCTTGAACAGGCCTGCCTCGTCGAGCAGGTCAGGCGGCGCAAGGCCACGGACCAGGAAATCGCGCGACTGCTGGAGCTTGAGCACCCTACGCCCGAGCAGACATTCCCCGACGTTCCCGACGAGGACGAGGAGCCCGAGGAGGAAGCTCGTCCAGGTGCCAAGAAAGCTGCCATCGAGCGTGTGGCTGCTATCACCGGACGCACGCCCGCGGCAGTCCAGCAGGCCGAGTACAGGGCCAAGAAGGAAGCCAACCCCGACGAGTACAGCGACAAGCCATCGACCTGCCTCGACTGGATGGGTCTGCCGGTGGACGAGGAGGTGGAGCGCGACGCCCAGGTCGAGCACAGCTTCCTCGAAGGCATCGAGAAGGCTCTGGTCAAGCTCCAGGGCGACTGCACGAGGCACGTGAATGTTGGCGCGGGCGAGTACAGCCCAGTGGTCCTCGCTCTGCACAGCGCGGCTGCAACGGTTCGGTCCTACAAGCCAACCCATCAATGCCCCTACTGCAAGCAGATCAAGACGCGCAAGGCGACGTGTCTCGGTTGCAGAGGCAAGGGATGGATTGCCGCTAGGTCCACGAACGTGCCACAGGTGCTACTGGCTCGTGGCGCCGAGGCCGGGGTGTACGTCGAAGGCAAGTTCACACTGCTAAGCGAGGTGAAGTGATGGGCAGTAGCTGCGAGCCGGTGGCCTGCCGCTACTGCGAAGCCAAAGCCGTCATTCAGCACGACCCAGACTCTCGTGGTGCCCAGTGGTCAGTCCGCTGCCCTGACCGCGCTACCCACGTGGGCAAGGGCCGCGCAGTCTTCGGCAAGACACGTGACGGGGCTGTCCGCTACTGGAACCGCCACCAGCAGGGGATGTCTCCAGCCAAGCGCCACATCGAGAAGCCCAGCGACTTAACCCACTGCAAGCTCTGCGGGCTTCGAGGCGAGCACGTGTGTCTGTTTGCCAGTGGGTGGGCGAGAACCGACGAGAACTGGTCAGCGAGCACTAGGGTCAGGATGGGAGGAAGAGAATGAGAGAGCACGAATCTTCGGAATCGTGTCACTTCGATGAGGTGGCACGATTCCCAACAAAGGGAGCACGAAGTCTGATGCACTGTGGCCTAAACCTGCGTTTTCCCTACATTTGCATACTGGGGACTCCGCACCCCACCTATGAAAAACACCAATGGTTTCGCGGCTCTTACCTGGAGACAAAGAACCCAGTTGACATCGCTCTTAATGCGGCGCACCTTTCACCGGCGCGCGCAGGCGCTCTCAGCCCGAAGGGCGGACTAGTGGTCGCTCCCGCTCCTGCCGAAACAGGAGTAGCCGACGGTTGCCGGATCGGAGGCAAGTAGGTCATGGGATCGAAGCACACGCGATCCACTTCCGAAAGACAGGCAAGGCGGTTGGGGAAGGCGTTGAGCAACAGCAGCAAGGAGGGCCAGGTTGGTGTCTCAATTAGGAGCGCAAAGGGTGGCAAGTTCGCCGGGTACAAGAGTCGAACGGCGGTTGTGCAAACCGGGACATCTGGGTTCTACGATCCGATGGATGCCCTCGTAGCAGCCATCAAGTCATCCATCGACGAAGAGGGAAAGGCTCAGCCGGTTCGCAGCGTAAGTGGGATCGATGCTACCCCACCGTCGCAGATAGCAGGACACGTAAAAGCTCCGCACTTCAAGTCCGTGCTCAGGAGGGTTGACCGAGGGTTCACGAGGATGTGGGGCAGGAAGCAAGGCGGGTGGTTCTTCATGTACCAGAACAAGGTGATTTACGTCTCGTGCACCAGAACGACAGGGTGGACGCACGTAGTTGTTCCCGAGGAAGGACTTGAACCAAATAACGCAGTGTAGACTAACAAATTGTTAGTCGCAAGGAGTCAAGAATGGATTTCAAGACTGACTACTCGAAGTACCGTTCCCGCAAGTGCAATTCGCTCCACGAATGCGCCGTTTGCAAACAATCGATCACGCTCGGGCAGATGTACCATGACGGAGGTTATGGACGTCGCGCTCATGTCGCTTGCGTGCACCCTGTTGCGCCACCAAAGGAGCAAGACCTCGGAGGCGACAAGCGAATGGGCCTGTATCGTAAGTACAACGTCACCCGCCTCACGGACCCCCGAGGGAAGCACACGGACTGTGAATACTTCGTGCTCGATTGGAAGCATGACCCTTTCACCATCCCGGCCATGGAAGCCTACTCGCGGGCGTGCGCGGGCGAATATCCCGAACTGTCGGCGAGCCTGCACTACATGATTCAATGCTACTCACCGCCGGTTCAACCGAGGCGCGGCTACATGGGCGGCGGAACCGTCGGCGGCGGCGATCCGGACGATGCGGACCGCGAGCCCGAGTGCGAGGAGTGCCGAGGCGCCGAGCGTCCGTGCGCGAAGTGCGTACCGACCACGCCGAGTCTCCCCATGACCGAGGGCGCGCGCCTGAAGGCCAAAGAAGCGATTCGGCGGCTGCGTGAACGCGCCGACGAGATGTGGCTAGACACCTGCGTGGACGCGCATGGGATGGGCCAGGAATGTGCGATGAACGACGTTGCCAAGCCCGCCTTGGCCATGCTGCACACGCTATGCAGCGCCATCGAAACGCACCCGCTAGATCGGACGAACGAATACGTCGAGAACGCCCGCAAGCGGGCACGGGATTTCTTGGAGGCAAACGGTCATGAGTAGCGTTCGGATCCCCATCGCCGCTGCAAAGCGAATCGCCAAGGACCACGACTTGCGCCAGGTCATCCTTGTTGCCTGGGACGGGAAACTGATGCACGTGGTGACCTATGGGAAGTCCGTCGAGGACTGCGACCAGGCCGCCGAAGGTGGCAACAGAATCAAGAAGGGGCTCGGCTGGCCCGAGATGTTGTGCAAGGAAGAGCCGTCGCGTGTGAAGAAACTGCAGTCGGCGCTGAACCGTCGAACGCGCTTGTTGCAAACCATTGCTTCCGGACTTCGGGTCAGGGCTGATTTTGACCCGCACCTACGGAGCATAGAAGCGGAGTTATCCCATGAGTAGCTGCGAGAAATGCTGGCGTGATTCGCGATGGGCCGCGCGCTTCTTTGACGGCACAGGGCCGGACCCATATCGAAAGCTCGTGAGCGAGCGCGTCGGAGAAGACGCCTGCACGCCCGAGGAGCAGGCCGGTCCCGACGCGACCGAGTGCCCAGCGTGCCAGCGCAAGACGGTCCACCAGCACACGCATCTGTGCCAGACGCCGGGCTGTGCGCTGGGTGAGTACAAGGCGGAATCATGACCATCGCTGACATGGCCAGGCTACACGACGCCACCCTGCAAGCGCTCAACGTGCGCAACTACCTTCGCCGCAAGCGCCAGCAGCTTGAGGTGGAGCTTGCCAACACAGACGCCGAGCTACTACAGGCGGAAACGGTATTCGGCCAATTGCAGGCCACGTGCGACGAGCAGGCAGCGCCGAAGCTGCAGAAGGAGTGAGTGATGTCAAACATGAGCTATTGCAGGTTCCAGAACACGCTGCGAGACATGAACGACTGCTATGACCACCTCAATAACCTCGACACGCTCGAGGGCGAAGAGAAGCGCGCAGCGTTGGCGATGATCAAGCTGTGCAAGGCCATCGCTTCCGACTTCGAGAATGAGTAGCCCATGCAGATGAGCTTGTTTGAGCGCTCCGACGCCGGTCTGTACTTGCCCGAGGAGAACACGCCACGGATTCAAGTGAGCGCCCAACCCCTGCGCCCATACCAGCAGCAGGCGGTGGACGGCATCCACGAGCAGCTACGCGAGAACCGCAGCACCCTGCTGGTCATTCCCACGGGCACCGGCAAGTGCCTCGGCAGAGGGACGCCCGTGCTCATGGGGTACGGCGGAACCACCCAGGTCGAGGGCATACTTGAGGGCGACCACCTAGTCGGCCCCGACGGAGGCTCAAGAACCGTCTTGTCCACCACAAAGGGAGTCGGTGAACTGTACCGGATTACCCCTGTGAAGGGCGAGCCGTGGGTGTGCAACGACGTGCATGTGCTGACCCTTGTCCACACCGAGAGCGGGGAGATCGTAGACATCCCGCTCAACGAGTACCTTGGAAAGACAAAGTACTGGAAGCACTGCCACAAGATGTTCCGGTCGGCGGCATCGTTCACCGACTACCACGGCGCCGAGCGCACAGTGGGTCCGTACTTCCTCGGCGTGTTCCTGGGCGACGGATCTATCAACGGCACGCACGTGTCCGTGTGCAAGCCTGACATCGAGATTAGGTCTGCGTGCGAGCGTGAGGCTATCAGATGGAACCTCACCGTGCACACCATGAGCCCCAATACGACGTCACCCGTCCACTCGATGAAGATGCAACGAAGAGAATGCGGGAGGGGGCACAGAAACCCTCTCGGATCCGCCCTTATAGCGCTCGGGCTGGGCGGACAAAGCATCGACAAGCATGTACCGAGATCCTACCTGTACGCGCCCGAGGCCATTAGGCTGGAAGTCCTGGCGGGGCTCATCGACACGGACGGATCTCTTTCGCTCAAGGGCTTCGATTTCATATCGATCTCGAAGCGTCTGTCCGACGACGTGGCGTTCTTGGCCAGGAGCCTCGGGCTTGCCGCCTACGTCAAGTCGTGCCAGAAGTCATGCCAGACAGGAGCGGTCGGCACGTACCACAGGGTCAGCATCTCAGGTGACACAAACCGAATCCCCACTCGCATCCCACGCAAGCAGGCCAGTCCGCGATCACAGAAGAAAAGCGTCCTCAGAACCGGGTTCACGGTCGAGGCCATTGGGAGAGGTGAATACTTCGGATTCGAGTTGGACGGAGACGGTCGCTTCCTGCTTGGCGACTTCACCGTGACGCATAACACTCGCGTGTTCACCGACGTGGCCCACAACTGGCCTGGCCGGGTGCTGGTGCTCGCCCACCGCGATGAGCTTCTACAGCAGGCCAGGGAGCGCATTGCCAAGGAGACGGGGGAGATGGTCGGCCTTGAGCAGGCAGAGGCAAGGGCGGGCCTGGAACGCATCGTGGTTGGCTCGGTGCAGACGCTCTGCCAACCCGACCGGCTGGCCGGCTGGAAGCGGGACGCCTTTGGCCTGGTCATCTGTGACGAGGCCCATCATGGGCCATCGCCCAGCTACAAGCGCATCTTCAATCACTTCGAGTCGGCGAAGCTCCTGGGTGTCACCGCGACACCTGACCGGGCCGATGAGAAGGCCATGGGGCAGGTCTTCGAGAGCGTGGCGTTCGTCTACGAAATCGAGGACGCCATCAACGACGGCTACCTCGTGCCCATCCGCGTGCGCGAGATATTCCTGGGCGAGCTTGACCTGGCTGCCTGCCGTACCACCGCGGGCGACCTCAACCAGGGCGACCTCGATGCGGCCATGGTCGAAAGCGCCATCGCCCACATGGTCAAGAGCACCATCGAGGAGTCCGGCGACCTCAAGACCCTGTTCTTCACCACCAGCGTGGAGAACGCCACCCGCTCGGCAGAGCTGTTCAACCAGCTCAAGGCGGGCAGCGCCCGCTCGGTGAACGGCAAGACACCTATCGACGTGCGCCGGCAGACCCTGGCCGGTTTCGAGCGCGGTGACTTCCAGTACCTCACGAACTGCGGGATTGCGACCGAGGGCTACGATTGCCCGCCCGTGGCCTGCATTGCCCAAGGGCGCCCCACCAAGAGCCGCAGCCTGCATGCCCAGATTGTGGGCCGTGGCTTGCGACCATACCCCGGCAAGAGCGACCTACTGCTGCTGGAGTTCACCGGCAACAGCGGCAAGCACAACCTGGCCAGCGCGGTGGACATCCTTGGCGGGAAGTACGACGAGGACGAGATAGCCCTGGCCAAGCGTAAGGTGCGCGAGAACCAAGGCATGCGGGCTGGCGACGCCCTGGTCGAGGCCAAGGCCGAAATCGAAGAGAAGAAGCGCAACGAGGCGGCCAGAAAGCTCCTGCTCGCGGCGCGGGCGAACTACACCAAGCGCGAGTTCAACCCGTTCGACGTGATGCACATGAAGCGCGACAAGCACGACGAGTGGGGCGACAGGTTCGGCGGCGCAGTGCCGTCCGACGCTCAACTGGGCTGGCTCCAGTCGCGGCGAGTGGACATCCCAGCGGGGTTCACCAAGGCCAAGGCGTCCAAGCTCATTGGCACCCTGAAGCAGCGGGAAGCACTGGGGCTGGCGAACTACAACCAAACGAAGACCCTGGAGATGTACGGCATCCAGAGCATCAACCTGAGCTACAAGAAGGCGTGTGACCTCATGTGGATCATCAAGAGCAACGGCAACAAGGCGCCCGATCCGAAGGCGGTGGACGCGATACTGAAGGAGGGCAGCAATGGATGACCCCAAAGCAGAACGTCGCCGCCAGCTGGCCAAGAAGGCATGGCAGGAAGCCTTCGACCGCCTGTGTGCTGCTGCTGGCCCAGCGTGGCCCATCGGAACATCGCTGCTCACCCCAGCCATCGGCGCGTCCGAGCACGCTGCCAACGCCGCCACCGCGTCCTACGTGGAGCGAGGAAAGGGCAACGCGAGGGATGCGCTGAAGGAATGGGAAGGCCTCATGCTCAAGGCCATAGAAGCGGCCAAGGGCAAGCGAGGGTGCGACCTATGCGGGGAGGAGAAGGTGGTTGAGGTGGTGGACCCAGATGGGCAAAGGTCATGCGGTAGGTGTAGAAGTGCCAAGTCGGTGGGGTGACGCACATGGGCTACCTGGCTACGACAAGTTCAGAACAGGCCTCACCTACAGCGACGTATGGGAGATGTTCCGAGACGATAACGAAGACCGCTCGAAGTGGAAGTACAAGACGCGCGGAGTGGTGCTTGGCCATTGGCACGAGTTGAAGTTGCAGATGTACCACCAGATGCTGGATATGCAGGATGGACGATGACGAAAGGCTGGTCAAAATGCTGGACACCGTGAAGTGGCTACGAGAAGCTGGAGTGAGCCCGCTATGCGCTCTGCGACTCGCTCTGTGGAAGGTCGAGAGAAAGCGCCCCGAGGGGGCGTGCTCGTGCGCAAAGAGGACTGCTACCGGGGTGCGGTCTACGTGTGACGAGATTGCACGCGCGAACGAGAGGAGAAGCTGACATGGCGATCAAGTGCTACGTGCTAGCGGCTGACCAGGCGATGGCGGAAAGCGCCGCTTGGGATTTGGACTGGACAACGGACCAACGGGAAGAGGCTGACAAATACCCGGATACCGAAGCGCGCCCCGTTCGACTGTACGAAGTAACGATTTCTGCTAAGCGCAAGCGCGCGGCAAAGAAGGGCGGCAAGTCGTGACCATCGCCGAAGCGAGGCAGGCACGGGACGAGGCGCGCAGGATAGTCAGCGCCCAGCTTGATTCGGTATCGGCTGGAGTGTTCGCTGCGAGACTCGACGCATTCTCCGACGCAGTGAGGGCCCTCACGCTGGCCGAGCTTGCGGGAGAGCAGAGCGCGAAACTTGCAGAGGCAGAGTCGTGGATGCGCGTTGCAATTGTATCGCCGACGTTCAGTGGAAAACACATGCGGAAAATCATCGCCGAGCTTGACCGCTTGAGGGCCATCATCGCAGGAAAGGCAGGGTAGTCATGGACATAGAAATAGAAGTGTTGACCAAGATTGACGCCGGGCTAAAATCGCCCGCGCAAGGGACGCCGGACACACCGAGGGCTATCGAGCAGCGGCAGAGGCACACGCGCGGGAACGGGCTGCGGACAAGGCGAGGAACGCAGAGCTGAATCGGCAAGCCGCAGAACTCGCCCATGCGCTGGAAGCCTGCGTCCCGCCATGCACACCCATGCCTCACGCCGAGGTAGTCAAGAAGGCATGGGCGCTACGGGAAGCGCGAGGGAAGGTGGAATGGGAGCTCGACGAAGCCAGGGATAGGCTGGCGAAGATGGTGGAGCCGCTGAGCGTGCAGGAGATTGCCAGCCTGGCCGACGAGTGCAACCGACAAGGGTACAGCCCGCGCGACGTGGTCAGGATGGCAGCCGAGGCCCAGCGGAACCGGGGCGCGTAGTGGCAGGCGAGAATCCGGACTATATTCGCTGGCTCGGCCAAGGCCAGTGCTGCGCTCCAGGCTGCCGCAACATGAGCGGCCCTCCCCACCATCCCAGGCATGGTGTGGGCATGGGCCTGAGGGCGCACGACCACCGGGCCGTCCCACTCTGCATGGAGCACCACGAGGACGCGCAGAGGTATCGACTAGGAGGCATGAACAAGGTAGAAATGAGAGCATTTTTTGACGATGTGGCCGAGAGGCTTAGAACCCAATTTCTAGAAGGAGTGAACCATGAAGATACGAACTTCCCAAGGTGACGTTCCGTTGGCCCAAGCCAAGGTTGCAGACCTTCCCGTCGAAGTCGACGGCGAGACGGCAGAGGAGTTTCTGGTCAGCAACCGAGCGTTTGCCAAGAAGGTCTTCGAGGACATGCAGACCGAGGACTTCGATCCTGCATTCACCGTAGTTCCTGCCACTGACGAGAACCTGGCCAAAGCCGAGGCGCAGCTTGAGAAGGGCGCTTCGAGCGTGGTCGCGCCACCGCGCCCGAGCCTCGAAGTCGAGACGGAGGTCCACGACAACCTTCGCCCGCGCATCGATGCTCACCTGGGCAGGATGCGGGCCTGGGACTTGCGCAAGCTGGACATTGGCTACCAGTCCAGGTTCCGCGATGCTATCGACCGCAGCGAGGCTGCCTTCAAGGACATCGGCTCCACGCTTGCCATGCTCTCCAGGGAAGGCTTCGTGGCCAAGACCACGCCCGTCACCCGCCTGGCCTCGAAGCTCACCCAGGGCGCCCGCGTGTCCCTGCGTGACGACCAGCTAGCCATCTTCGCCAAGGTCTACACCGAGGAGCAGCTTGATACCCTGTTCGTGGCAAAGGTGTCAGACACCCACGTGCAACTCATGGCCGACGATGGCAGCAATCTCGGGCTCGTTCGGATCATCCATGTAGTGCTCAAGCCATGACATCCGCGGAGCTACTGCGCGACCTCGTGGAAGCACTACCAAAGACCGAGTTCTGGACACCCAAGCTGCACAAGGCCGAGAAGGCAGCCAGGATGCACCTCGACTCACAGGAAAAGCCGCAAAGCAAGAAGATGTTGCGCAAGAAGTGACTTTGCGGCATCCTTAATATGTGAGCCGCGTTACAACCACAGTCCGAGCCTGGGCCGTAGTTCCCGAAAGGGGCTGCGGCCTTCTTTCGTGCGACGTGTGCTACCCCGACGACGAGCTATCCGACGGCGTCGAGAAAACGCTGGAAGGTCCAGGCGTTGCGCGTCTCGCGGCACGTGCTCCTGCTGCACTCGCTGGCAGCCGTGGCCCAGTCACGAGCTTGGCAGGCAGCTATCAGCTTGTGAAACTTCGCCAGCCCGCCCACGCCTAGGTTGTACGCCAAATCGACGACGGCCTGGCGGGCAGGCAGGGGCCAGTCGTCGAAGTCGTGGCAGAGCTTCTTGATGCCGGGGATGAAGTCACGTTCCAGGCGGACGGCCACGAGCCCTTGGATGTAGTCCTTGGCCAGGCGAAGGTCGGAGATGTTCCGGTACGCCGCCGCGCCCAGGTCTTTCCTGTAGGCGTCCACGGTGTCCTTCCAGAGGGTTTCAGCCTCTCCGGGAAGCGCCGCCCTGCCATCTGCCTGGTGTCGCCACGGGTGCTTCGCGCACGCTGCTGGAGACGCCACTAGGTTGCCGATGCCGGTGGTCGCGAACCCTCTCACGTCGCAGTACAGCCATGGGATCATGCCCTCGAAGGCCACGAGGTCGTCGAAGTAGTCAGCGATGTTCATGCCGCCTCCTGTGGCCAAACCGTTACCCAGACACCGGGCTTGGCCGCCCGCTCGTGCTTGTGCTCGCTGCCCAGGTAGTTGGCCGGCTTGTCGTCTGGGATGATCTTGGCCAGCTTCAGGCCGTCGTTGATGAACTTCACCCCGGCCTCGATGTTGTCGCGGTCGCGCTCGGATCCGTTGGCATGGATGGGCTCAACCCACAGCAGTCCGAGGCGATAGGTCGTGGTCTTTGGCACCTGGGCAGCCTTGGCCAGCCAGCAGATATTCTCCGTCCACCGCTTCTTCATCTTGGCGTACTCGTACCCCTTGCCGCCCGAGCCCTTGGCCGCCTTGACGATTTCGTTCATGCCCGGCAGGGGGCCAGGTATCCAGAACCTCACTGCGTGGCCCCACAGAGCCTCACTGCGGCCTTGGCCCAGGCTTGCAGGGCGATCAGCTGACGGATGGCTTGGTCCCCGTCGGCTGTGATGGCGTAGAGAGCTGTTGCAACCTCTGGCGCAAGTTCGGCGTCCGCGGCTCCATCAGCTCGGCCGGGGGTGGGGCCAAGCGCGGGGGCACTGGGACGACAGGTGGCAGCTTTGAAGCGCAGCCGCCGAGTACCATCAGCCAGATCGCGAGAAACGACAGCATCACTTGCACGAGCAGCCGCCTCCGTCTTGGCGTACTCAACACGTAGGTCCGAAACTTTCTGTTCATGCACTCGCTCCTGTTCTCGGTACTTGGCATCAGCCTTGGCCAGCGCTGCCTGGTAGGTGATGGCGTCATCTGCGTGCGCTCGCTTCTGGCCCACCCGCGAGCCCCACGCGTAGAACGCCCAGAGTAGCGCCACGCCGACCACCAGCACCACCAGGGAGCGGAACCACGAGGAGTCCCAGATGCGCAGTAGGAGGGCCACCACGTAGGTCACGGCACGAACACCAGCGCGAAGCCACGCCAGCCGACCAGGAAGCCAGCGACCACGCCTGTGGCCAGCAGAACGTCTTTCACGCTGCCTCTGGAGGGTCCGTGGTCGTCGTGGTAACGGTGACGGTTTCCTCGGCGGCCTGCGTTCCCCACCACTTGCCAATCTGAGGCAGCGCGAGCCCGCAGAGGCCACCGCCCACCGTTTTGAGCGTGTCGGCAGCCTCGGGGATGGCGCCCGACATGGCAATCACGCCGATGCCCAGAAGAAGAAGCCCGAGGTCGAAAGCGCGCATCTGCAACGTCTTTCCGATCCGCTTCATGGTGTCACCCCTTGCGCGTAGTGTACCACATCGCCCGGCAGGCTGGCCCCTGGCCGCGTGATCAGGAAGTTGACCTGCACCTTGAGAGCCGCCATATCCTTGGCCATCTCGTCGAGGGCGTCGAGCTTGGTGTTGATGCGGGGTAAGGTATAGCTGAACACGGCGGATATGACCACGAGCGCCCCGGTGGCCAGCCACATCTTGATTCGCATCGGATCCAGGGCGGCCCAAAGTTGGCCCACTGACCCGTCGGGCCGTCGGCACCGCTCGCACCTCGAATCAATCGCCGCCTTCATGTCGGTAGAACTGATCGACGTTGGCTTCGGCGTGCCACCAAGTCGCGAAGTAACCTCACTCTCCACAGCATCGGCAATCGCCTCGCGTTCGTCCGTCGTGATCTGGTCTTTGGGGTGGGGCATGGTGCTCCTCTACTCAGTCAGCAGTGGCCCCAGTGCGCAGATGTCGTTTGCGCTAAGTTCATCGCGCTTCTTTGGGTCCATGGCTGCATATGAAAGCGGTTCAGCTTCGATGGAAACCTCAAGCGACAGCAGTGCAGTCATTGCCTCCCGGTGCCCCTCGACGTTTTCCATCGGGCAACCGGCCAACGTGTAGCAGGCGTTTCCCTTGTCGTCTTTTCCGGGGACGCCGTGAACCTTGAACAGCTCGGATTGCTGTTTGTTCATCTCCTCAACCTGCGCGTACAGCAGACCGAGGAGTTTGGCCGCGACGAAGCGCGGAGCGCCTGGCGGTATTGCCGTTTGCGCTTTCTCGACTGCGCCTGAGTTCACAGCGATGGAAATTTGCTTCAGTGTGAGCTTGATGGACATTTTACTCCTATGCGGCGTTGGAAATAAGGAACCGATACGCCGTCCCGTTGACGAGCATCTTGATCGAATGTGTACTGGCCCTCGCGGCATCAGCGGCCACGGCAGTTTCCGTCCAAATCCCGAGGGTGGCGTTGCCCGCCGACAAGTCCCCGCAATACAAGTGCGCCTTGTCCGCCGATGCCGTTGGCGCGGTCGCCGTGTTTGGAAGGACTAGACATTCGAGCGCTGTGGCCCCGGCTGCACCAGAGCCCAATGTGAAATTCTTCCGACCATCCAGCGACGCCCCGACGAAACCGCCCATCAGAATGCTCACCGGCAAGTTTGCCTCGAATGAGCCAAAGTAAAATCCGCTGGCTACCATCTCGATGAGAGCAGACTGTGACCCGCCAACCATCTTGATCGCGGTGCCGGTAGTCCCGACCATGGTTAAGTTGTTCCAGTTTGCCGTGTGATAAGGCGTGGTGGTCCCGATGGCCAAGTCCCCGTACACAAGCACGTTTGGCATCTGCAAGTGCAGTTGCGACGTGTAGAGCACCATCAGGTTTCCGCCGCCACCAGTAATGACCATCTGCCCCTGATTGCTGGCGCCAATGTCGAACATGTGGAACCACGCAGGGACAGCGGGGGAGCCTTCGCAATCGATTCCGCGAATCATGTAGGGACGGAGGTATGAAGCCCCGCCAGCTACGTACATTTCTAGGTAGAATTCAGGTCCAAACGTGCTGTTGTTGGTGTCCCAATATCCGCTTTCGAGACCGAGAATCCAGCCAAGCTTCGCGTCGTCGTCGACGCCGCAATCACTGTGATACCCGGTATTGTAGCCAATGTGCGTGGCGCGATTCCAGGTGTAGCCGAGAGCCGTCCCTGGGGCACCATTCGACCATGAATTGGAATCCCAGTTGCACGGCTGCTTGTTCGTCGTGGCGCCAGTAGGAGGGACAACCGATAAGGCGCGCACACCAACGTGCTCGCCCGACATAGTGAACTTCGGCGGCCAGTTCGGAGCCGCCCCCGGCGTGTTGGCGGTGGCTTCGGGCGGGGCGGCTGGGATTTGCAGGACTCCCATGCTACACCCCCGACACGCGCTTGATTTCCAGAACGATGACCGGCGTCCACACGGTCGGCCCGGTAGCGCCCGCGGTGAAGGTGATCTTCACGTCGTCGAACGGAGTCACGTCGATGTCGAACGAGGCCGTCGCAGTAGCCGTCTGGGCTGCCACGGTCTGGGGAAGGCCCGGAGTGGACGCGGTAGCGAAGGTGTCCACGTACCAGTTTCCGCCGTGGTTCGGGCTGGTGTAGCCCTTGAGCCCGTCTGCCGCGCTGGCCTGGTCGAGGCCGGGGAAGGACAGCGTGATCCGGTGGATGCCGTTCATGCGCAGGCCCATCTTGCCGAACAGGGCCGTGGTGTCCACGAGGACGACGGTGGCGTCGTTCCCAGGCGCTGGCGGTGCTCCGATGCGAATATCTTGGTGCATGGTGTCTCCTATCTGGATTGTGCCGAGTGCCCGCGGGCGGCGTCAATGAGTTCTTGGCTCGTACTGGCGATGCGCTTGCGGGCCTTGGCTGCCTCGCGCTCAAAACTGGTGTTGTTGGGGATGCTGGTGGACACGCCCGTCATGCCTGGGATGGATGAGCGCATGGCCTCCGCGTCCGGTGCGCGCGAGGCGATGGCCGAGGCCACGGGCTGGCCGATGCGGCTGCCAATCTTGGTCGCAGCATCGGCGCCTCGCGCTCCAGCGTAGGCCGGGGAGTGGCTGGCCGCTCCAAGGGCCGCCTCGGTGATGGGGCGCACGAGCTTCCCGAATCGTAACTGCGATGCTTCCTGGGCCACCTTGCTTTCGAGGATGGCGTCCGTCTGAGGGAGAAGATCGCGGCTGATTTCCCGAAGCTGGTCTTCCACCTCACCCTTCACCCTGGCCACGGCATCGTCGTGCTTCTGCTTGGTTTCGTAGGACATCTGTTCGATGCCATCGAGTTGCCCTTGCAGGTCGCGCAGCTTGGGGCCGAAACCAGCGTCCTCCATCTCCTTGAGCATCTTGCTCCTGGCGCCGCCAACCACACTCTTGTCGAAGAGTTCCACCAAGCTGGTGGCCCCGCGCCGCTGCTGCGTGGGCGTCATCTGCTGGTTGACCAGCGGCGCGCCGGCCTCGGGCACATCGAATTCACCCGGCGAAGTCCTGGTGCCCAGGTCGTGCAGGTCGGGATCGCCGTAGACGGTGTCCTTGATGCGCTCCAGGGGAGCCAGCGTGGAAGCGTACTTCTGGTTGGCCTCGGCCAGCCTGGGCTCGGCACGGCCCATCTGCTCGCGGACGGCACCGACGATCTCCTTGAATGGGAAGGACTTCTCGGCGGTCCCCGAGTCGGCCATCGCCTTGGTGTACTTCAGGAAGTTTCGATAGTCTCCGACGGTGGCCTGCTCGGGGAGGTATCTGTCGGCAAGGGCTTCAATCTTGGCCAGAGTCTCGCCATACGGCGTGTGGACTTCGCCCGAGCCAGGGGCGCCCTCTTTCACGGAAGACACAGGGTTCCCGCTTGCATCGAGCAGGCCGGTCTTGCGCTCCACTCTCGTCTTCGTATTCGCCGTGTCACTGGACGCCTGGCTGGCGACGATCTCTCGAAGCGCCTCCTTGAGGCCGGCCTTGGGCAGCTTGACGCCTTCGTTCTCAAGCTGGTTGAGCATGCCGTGGAATTCGTCCATCGCGGCGGCTCGCTGACGCTGGATTCCTGACTGAATTTCAGGCTCCACCGCGGCGCCGGCTGCCCCACGTGCCCGCTTGGCATCGCCCTTGAGCCCTTCCAGGCCGCGTTCAAGCTCTCCAACCCGACGGCGCGCCGCCGCTTCCACCGGCCGCTTGAGGGGAGGGAACTGGTCAGCGTAGGACTTGTCGGCCATTTCGGCGGCCTGCTTGATGCCGGCCTGCCCTTCCATGAGGCCAGCCAGTGGCTCTTGCTGGTGGGCACCTGACGCCTTGTCGCGGGCGAAGGTGTTTGCCGTCCCGCCTGTTTGGGTGCGAGGGTTCGTAGCCCAGGAGACGGCCCCAGGAAGGCCGCTGGACACCCCGCTCATGAACGCTGGGAGAACGATCTCGTTGCCCACCTCGCTGAGCCCCAGGGGGGCCACTTCGGCCCCAGCCACGGCGGGAACGCGGCGAATGCCGGCCTCGACGGCGCCGATGGCAGCACCCGTGCCGGCCCCAGCCCCGACCGTCCGAATGAGGCCAGGCGCCCGTTGCCCAGCGAGGTTCTGATACACGCGCGCCGCGGGCGCGAGGGCGGCGTTCGATCCGCGCTGCACAGCCTGCCCGAGCAAACCGGCGCTCCCCGCAAGCGGCACAGACGCTCCGAGTGCGGACGACGCCTCGAAGCCCTGTGGAGACTCTGCCATCGCCCGATGGATCTGCCCAGGACGCGGCATGATGTTGAAGCGCGGGTCTTGGCCAGGCACCAGCGTATCGGACAATTCGCCCACGGCCTCTAGGGTGGGGGCTAGCCCTGGCACGCCCGAGTAGACGCCACCAGCAAGGCCCTTCACAGTGTCCTCGGCGCCCTGGACGAGTCCGTGGCGAGGGAGGGGCAGGTTGCCGGCGTCGATGCGCTGTTGGCGGGTGGTCGGGTCGAAGGTCTTCTGCGGGGCCGGTGGAGCTTTTAGTTGCTTGATGGCCTCCAGCACGAAGGGCATATCGGGGTCGCTCTGGTCGGCAAGCTCGGAAGCCTTCTGGAGCTTGTCCAGCCCCTTCGCCTTCAACTTCTCTACGAACTGAGCGTCATCCATGGCTAATCACCGAGGAGTTCTCGCAGTGAAGGTTTCTTGCCGCCAGCTTGCTCTGTGGGGGCGGGCTGACCAGTCGGCGCCGATGACCCTCCGGCCTGCGGGTCGAAGTCCGGGATGAGTGGAGAGTCGGAGAACCACTGCCGCGGCTTTTCTCCGATGAAGCGCAGCTTGGCGTTGATCTTGTCTTGGATGCGCTCATGGAACGGCTTGCCTGCGCTCTTGTAGCCTTCGATTTGCGCAGAGATGTTCTTCAGTGCCATGCCCTGGATGGCCTTCTGGGACTCGACGATGGCCTGCTCAAGTCCGGCGCGCTGCCCTTCGGGGAGCTGGGCAATCTTAGCGATGGCCGCCTTGTCCTTGTCGGAACCTGTGAAGTTAGTCCACAGGTCTTTGATGCCGACCTTCTGGCCCAAGCTGTCGAGGGTGGTCCCGAGGGTGCGGGTGATGGACTTGAACTCGTCGGTTTCGTTCTTCGCCGGTACGCCGCCGCGGATGTAGCCGAAGAAGTTCATCATGGCTTCCATCTGCTGGGCACCGCCGAGGTCGCCCTTGGCCTGGATGTTCCGCAGGGCGAGGTTGAGGCGGTCGAAGCCAGCTCCTTCCAGCTTCGTCCAGTTCATCTGGCTGTCCAGCATCTTGACGCCGTTGTTGGCCGCGTTCTCGATGCGGGATTGCTCGACCGGCTTCAGCGCCGCGAAAGCAGAACCCTGCCCCGATGACTGCGCTGGAGTCTTCCCCGATCCGCCGCCTCGGCCGTACTTCGAGGTGGCCCTTCGGGTGGCGTTCGCCTCGGCCGCCAGCTTATCCCTGGAGGCGAGAGTGGCCGCGTGCATGCCCTCGGTGCTGGCAATCTTGTTTCCAGCCAGTTTTTCGGTACTATCGATCTGCTTGACTTGGCGAGTTGCTGCGTCGATGGACCGCTGCATATCAGCTTGAGCCCTTAGTGACATTCCAGAAACAACCAGCACCTGCCGAGTCAGCAGCCGGTTTTTGGCGACCTGCTCCTCGGGCGTGTCGCCCATGGTGACAAGCGCCCGCTTTATTTGCATGGCCTCGGCCCTCGCCTCTTCATCGCGAGCCTGGCGAGCCTGCCTCGGGTTGAACGTGACAACCCTGCTGCCAGGAAACGTGGCCTCCCAGACGCCATCTTCGTCCTCGTCCTGGCCCTGGGGCATGGCAGCGCTGGCGCCTTGAATCTGGCGGCCAGGCACGAAACGCGACGTTGACGCTGGCTCACTTGCGCCTAACAAATTGTTAGTGGCATTTCCGCCACCTACGCGCTGCGGCTGAGGCATCTCGATGGGCTTCGTTGGCCCGGCGAACGGGTTCCCCTTGCCGCCTCGAAGGTTCACATCCTCGGCGTTGAACCTGTCGCCTTCCTTGGCTCCTGGCGGGAACGCATTGATGGGAAGCGTTTGCGAGGTTCCGTCGTCTGGGCCGGACAGTGCGCGAACGTCTCCGTCGTTGTTCTCGTCGAAGAAGACGGTCCCGCCCTCGGGCGGTCGGCGCACTTGGGCTGGCGCCACTGGGCCAGCGAAGGGATTGCCGTACCCTCCCTTGAGATTCACGTCCTCGGCGGCGAAGCGATCTCCGACCTTGGCGCCTTCTGGGTAGGCTCGCATCGGCAGCTCGGCGCGACCGGTGTCTCCGGGTGGGAGCAGGGCGCGCGTGGTCCCCTCGTCGTTCTCGTCGAGAAAGATGGTGTTGTCGGAAGCCTGCGGTTCTTGCGGCTGCGTCGCCCGTGACATGAGCGCGTCGAGTTCCGGGTCGGTAGGAGTGCCCTGGCCATTCCCAGATGCCTGCGCGATTTCAGGTCGCGCCCCTGTGACAGGGCCAGGGGCTTGAGGTTGCGGCGCTGGCGTCGGAGGCAGAGGCCCGCCGCCCATACCAGGCGCTCGAAGCTGCGGGATGGACAGGGGCTTGCCCATCATGGTCGGGACGGGCTGGGCCTGCGGCTCGGGCTCGGCAGGGAGCGGCGGCGCTGCCTCGGGCTGCACTTGTTCGGCGGGTGAAGTTGGCGGCGCAATCGCAGGGGCCTGTTTCTTGCGGCCAGGCTTGAACTTGTATTCGACGTAGAAGGGCTCGCCATCCAGCCCAGGAACGACGCCTATGCCTGGGTCTTTCCCCTCTTGGAACGCCTTGTTTGCGCGGTCGATTTCCTTCTGGGTGAGCGTGGCATTCTGGAACCGCTCTTGAGATTGCTGCTTGCGGTCGCCCTGCTCCAGCCTGGTCTTGTAGTAGGCGTCCGTCTGCTCCTGGTGGGCCATCCTGCGGTCCTCGGCCTGCTGCGCCTGCTCTACCCTCATGAGCTGCATGCGGCGCTCTGCGAACTTCCCAAGCATCTCCGGGATGGAAGCCATCTGTGGCAGGAACGACGGAACATCCGTCTCGGGCTGCATGGAGCCGAACCTGGGCTGGTTGTAGCCGTTCATTTCTTCCCCGCTGTCATCTTGCTGTAGAGCATGGCGGTCAACACCGAGTCGCTGACAACCCCTAGGACTGCCGCCTGTTCCTTGGCCTGCTGTAAGGCGGAATTGTAGTCGAGTGTGCCGTTTGCCACTTGCAGCGCCAGGGCGTCCATTTGTCCAGATAATGTCGTCGCGTTGGCCTGGCTGTATCCCGCAGCGGTGAGCGTCCCGATGTCATTCCCGATGGAGAGAGCGCCGCTGGTGGCGCCGTTCGCCCGGTTGATGGCAAGCTGCTCGGCCGAGTTCGCCGAAACCTGCCCACCCGAGACTTGCGCAAGGTTGCCCGCGTCCACCGTGTTGGCGGCACCGATGCGGTTGATGTCCGCGGTGTCCTTGTTCCCGGCCAGCCCGGCGAGGGTGTTTGCCCTTCCCGTGCGACCAGCATCCGATGCCCCCGCGAGCCCCATGCCCGTGGTCGCCCATCCCTCCGTGGCCTTCAGGCGCCTGTCGGCGAAGTCCTGGCCGATGTTTGACGTGGCCCTGGCCGCGGCGCTGCTGTCGCCGACGCCCGCAGAGGACGCGCGCCGGTCGAGCGCCACCTGGGTGCGCTGCTGCTCGCGGTCGTAGATGCCGGCGAGGGCGTTCGGATCGGCGAAGGTGTCCCTGTAGTTGCCCCACAGGCTCTCTTGGTCCGAGGGGGCATTGAACTGGCCAGATAGCCCGTTCCAGTTCTGGTCGGCCGCCGTGGGCTGTCCCTTGGTGGCGTCCCACTGCTTCGAGGCTTCCGTGGGCTGCGTGTAGAAGCCCTTGGTCGAGTCGTAGTAGTTTTCGCCGACACCTGGGTTGTAGAGTTCGCCTGGCTTCGAGTCGGTAGCTGGGGCGTTTGCAGCCGGAATTGTCGTGGTCCCCGCAAGCTCGGCCTGCCCCGCCTTGGTGGTGGGCCGCCAGGTGAGGTATTCATCTCTGGCAGCCTGCGCCTCTGCGAGGGTGGTGAACGATCCGTACCCGCCGCCAGCGGTAGCGGTCACGTACTGGCTCACCTGTCCGGTGGCATCGTGCTGCATCGGGATGATACCGAGAGCGGTTGAGCCAAGCCCGTAGTCCGATCCTACGTCGTACTGGTACTGCCCCGTGGGAGTTATCCCGTAGTTCACGGTGGAATTAATCGAAGCGAGGTCCGTGGGCACACCTGTCAGTCCTTGCTTCGTTCCGTAGTTGATCTGCCCGGTGGTGGCGTCAAGCCATCCTGCGTTTTCTCCTACCTGGAATCCATAGGACCCAGTCGGCGGCGTGAAATACTCCGAGCCGTGGGTTTCCCCGTTTGCGCCAATGTTCCATCCGGTCTTCGTCCAGTCGATCTGCCCATCGTTCGCCCCAGACAGCGCCGTCTTGGTCTGCCCGAAGTGGGCTGTTCCGGTCTTCCCCTCGGTGGCCGCTCCAGTCGTGTAGGGCTTCCCGGTGGTCGGGTCGAGCAGTGTGGATTGGACGCCCATGCTACTTCCCCGCCGTTTCCTGGGCGGGAACCTGGAAATTGCCCGTGGCCGTGCCTGGGCCGTAGAAGTGGTTCCACGATTCCATCGCCGGGCCATAGAACGCCTGGGCCTTCTTGAGCCCCGCCAGGTAGTTGCTGTAGTTCTGGGCCGAGAGCTTCTGCATGTTCTTCATGACTTGATCGATGCTCTTGGACTGGTTGTTCACAGCGTCGTTGCGCTGGGAGTTGGCCGAGGCTCCGCTGAACAGGCCGATCCCACCGCCGATGAGCCCGCCGATTGCCGCTCCGTAGGGGCCAGCGGCGCTCCCGATCATTGCACCGCTTGCCGCGCCACCGCCAGCACCCGCGAGAGCTGAACCGCTGTAGTAGTCGCTTCCTGATGCCATGTCGTCACGCTCCTAGAACTTCGTATTCCTCTTGGGCGCCCACAAGCTGAATCTCGTCGGCTCCCGTGTATTCTACTCTCCATTGCCTCGTTCGGTAAACCCCAAGGCTGCGAATCTGCTCGCAAGGGTTCGGATCTTCGGAAAGCTCGATGTCCTGCACGTGCTGCCAAGGCCCCTGGTCGTCGCGCATCCACAGGCGCACGTGGCCGCTCATGTCGAGGGTGCTGTTGTAGCCGACGTAAACGGGGTTCGTGATACTTGCGATCTTGGACGTGGTTCTCTTGAACTTGAGAAGCAGGGTTCGGCAGTGCTTCTGCGACATCGTGCCGTGATCGATGAACCCACTGATTACCTCGACCTTGATGGGCACGCCGAAGATGCTGTCCGCGAAGGCGATGTCCGACGCCGCACCGTCATTGAGCTGGCAGATGACACCTTCTGAGGTGCCCACCAAGTACAGGCCCATCTCGGACCAATCGTAGGCGCTCGTGATGAGCAGCGGCCCCTCGTTCACGCCACCCGTGCGCCACTCCGACCACTTCTGAGCGGCCATGTCGTAGGTCAGCCCAAATCCATCGGTCGGGAAGAACCACACCACGCAGTCGAATCGACCGAAGCGCATGCGGAAGCCCCAACAGTCCTCGATGGACTCCAGGTCGCGCAGAATCTGAGACACGGGCTTGCCGATGTCCTGGTAGGTGCGACCGTCAGTGAGGATGAACCTGCGCTTGCTGTCGAGCAGGGCGAAGTTGTCGTCCACGGCCACGATGGAGTACGGCGAGATGGTGCCGATGTTCTGGGTGCGCGACGGTTGGAAGTCGATGACGTTGTTCGTATCGAGCGGGTCGATGCTGAGTGCGCCTGGGGCGAACACTTGGATCGTATCCTTGCCGAAAGCAAAAACCTCGTTGGTGTTGTCGAACATCGCAACCAGCGGGTCGGGCTTCGCCGCGGCCTGAAGATACCCAGCCCCTCCGAGGGCATAGTCCCAGTTCTCGTATGCCTCCAGCGGTCCCGACCAATGGATTTGGCCGGAGGCCCCTGGCACCTGAACAACAAGCCTTTGGGCAATGGCAGACAAGAACGAGCCATCAGGGGGCGGATACGCGGGAGCCGGGTCGACCCAGTCGCCTAGGTTCTGCAACCTTTGCGACAGCCCGGTTCCAGTCCACTTCTGGATCTGCTGCCCACCGGCTGCGAGCACCATGGTCCTTGCGGAAAGCAGCGAGGGGCGCGCGGTGCCGGCCAGGATGCTTGTCGGAGTAGAGATGTCAGATAGCACCCCGATGGACACTCCTGGTCGGAGGGCGAACATGCCCCTGCTCTCGGTCACAAACACCAGGAACTCCCCAAACGGGATCATCCCAACGATGGCTCCACCAAGCGACGAACCGCCTCCGGTGGCGTCGTCGAAGCCTGGCCACGGGACCACTCCAGGACGCCTGCGCAACGCCCCGGTGGCGTCCGGTATCGCGTTCACGACAAGAGGGGTGGCGCCGCCAAGCTCCGAAGCACTCTTGTCTTCAGAACCCGAGAAGCTGATTGCGGCCAGTTCGGTCTTAGCCATGCTGCTACCAGTAGACTCCTGAGGCAGTTTCCCATGCCGTGATTTGCACGAGGGCACCAGTGGCGTTCGCCTGGAACAGCGCCGAGCGGTGCGCCCCGGCTGCCATGGCACCAGGAAAGGTTCCATAGATTCCAACTGGTAGGGTTACATCCGTTGCCGTGGTTGATCCTCCGGTTTGGATGATGATTCTGTACTGGGAATACAGGGTCGCTGGTGCGGTTGACCACGTGATTGCCCCTGTGCCAACCGCCCCGGCGTAGGTCAAGACGAACACGTTGGTCTGCTTGGACTTGTCGAAAGCAAAACTAGGCGTTGCCGTGGACACCGTGACGACATTTACCGTAGACGCAGGGACTGCGGTCGCGGCTGCGGCGTTCAGTGCGTCCAGCTCTGCCCCGATGGTATCCAGAACATCCTGCAACTTGGCATCAGATGACCTAAACACGGTGTCCACGGCTGTCGCCGCGGTCTGCCCGGCTCGTACCGCGATTCGCTTTGTGGCCCCGGTGGAGTCCTTGACGATGCATTCGTACTCATCCGCGGCGTAGACCTCGGCCCGCCCAGCGGCATCGAGAGGAACGGGCTGGTCCAGCGGTGTGCCCTCTGTGTCGGAGTACACCGTGATGGCAACTGAGGTACTGCCGGGCTCATAGAAGTACGCAAAGCCACTGGCGACTGGAGCGCCCGTCTCGTCGCGTGCCCCACAGAAGTAGAGCCATTCCTGTAGGGTCAATTGCAGGGCTGATGCCATTACCGCCAGTTCCTTCCGTTTTGGCCTACTCGAAAGCGAATGTTCCCGCGTTCAACGTCGCCAGCCTGAGCCAGCGCCTTCTTCTGGTCGGCCATGCCCTTGATGAACTGGGCCTTCTCGAAGAGGCTGTTGTCCATGCACACACCCACGGCCACGGCGTAGGTGATGTAGGAGAGCCAGTTGCGCTTGAGGTCCAGCGTGGTGGCTCCGGTGCCGCTCTGGAATAGCCAGCGCACCTTGGCGTACCTGAAGGTCATGTCGCCATCGGGGACCGGCCAGAAGGTCAATCTCGGGGTGGACAGGTGCTCAACGAGCACGCGGCTCGGGCGGCCAGCGGTGGATTTGCTGGTGAGCTTGCCGTAGTCGCCAAGGCTGATGACCGTGACGATGGACTCGGCGGGATTGGCTGCGCTGTAGATGGTTCCGGCCACGTCGCCAGAGCCCATCTCGATGTCCATGATATCCGCGCCGAGGTCGTAGCCTGCGGTGGCGGTGGTGAGCGCAAGGGTGGTTCTCTCGACCTGGCGGCGAACGATGTTGTCGCTCTGAAGCTCATCCAGGGTGAGGGTGAGGTGCATCGCCGTAGCGGCGATCATGTCGGCCGACGGCTGCTTGCCATACGGCAGGATGCCCGTGAGGCGAATGGCCGCGGCGAGAATCTGGTCGCGCTGGAAGTCGGGAACCGAAATGGTAGGCGCAGTCATTATGGTCCCTCTCGTGTCTTCCCGCGAACGGGCTCGATGTAGCCCACGTTTGCCGCGCAGGCGTCGTTGATGTCCTTCAGGGACTCAGCCTCGGCCGCGCAGTCGTCGCAGTAGAGAAGCTGGTCCGAGTTGAGGACGAGGTCGGTTCGATGGTGCGGGACGCCGCAGTAGTCGCACAATTCGGTGTAGTTGAACCGAGGACCGTTGTAGTGACGTCCGATGGTCTGCACGTTCCCTCCGAAATACAAGGGCGGGGAGAGATGGGGGGAGTGACGCCTTGCCTCTCCCCGCCCAGGAAACTAGGCCGAGACGGTGCCTTGGTTCTGCTTGGCAGTCTCGTTGACTTCGTTCTGGATGGCGTTGTTATCCATCGACAGGTCAACCCCGGTGCCAGAGTATGTGATGCCCTGGACGCTGGCGTTGTTCGACACCCGGAACGTGTTCCACTTGACCACGCCGGTCGTCACCTGATTTGCGGCCATCGAGATGCAGACAGAGGAGTCTGCCTTCCAGTTTTGCAGGAAGTTCTCTTGGATCAGGATTTCCGCACTGGTCCCGGTGCTGGCCAGATTGCGAATGACCCCAGTGGTCGCGGCCGAGAGAGCACCCTTGATGGTGTTCCCGAGACACACGAACCCGTTGGCGCCCGCGCTGGCGCTTCCCAGCGTGATGATTGAGGTGTTCACTGAGGCCAGCGCCTGCGACATCACCTTGTTGCTGATGAAGCCGCAGTTGTCTCCTGCGATGGTCATGAAGTCGGTGCAGAGCTGGTCCGCATCGATCCCGATCTCGAAGAAGTTGTTGACCAGGAGATTCCCCTCGCCAGTGATGGTGATGGGAGCCGCCACCGAGAGCGCCGTCGTCCCGGCCGGTCCTGCGCACAGGAATCGGCAGTTCTGAATCGACACACCCGCGGCAGTCAACAGAAGCGTTGACGTGGCCGTGGTGAAGGTGAAGGTGGGGCGAGCGTTGCCCCAGCCCTGGCCAAAGATTCTCGTGCCAGCCGGAAGCGCCAGCGAGTTCGCCGAAGCGAAGTTCTCTGTGTGATTCCGATGGACGATGATGTTGTCCCCTCTGTTGGCGACCAGGAACGGGACCACCGACGCAACCGACGGCCAAAGCCGCTGGTTCATGTCGGCAGTGTTCTGCCCGTACTGGTCGTCGTAGGCCAGGATGCTGGTGCCGTCTCCGCGAACGTGGAAGGTGCGACCTCCAGCGGGCGAGACGATGATACCGTTCAGGTCAACCGAGGAGTTGAGCGGCAAGCGCGGGATATTGGCGATCCCAGCGAAGGCCGATGCAGTTTGGATACTCATGTTCGTTGGTCCTTTCGACTACGCGGGGGAGAACCCGAGGAGGAAATGGCGCCAGTTGCTCCACCCGGCGATGCCGCGGAAGCTGACACCGTGGTGGGCCACCATGCCGTTGTTGTCAACCCAGGTGCGGCTGGACGGCTTCTTGCGCTGGTAGTACGTGATGCCTTCTTCGGCATTCGTGAGGCACGCCCAGAACTGCTGGGAGACAGCGTCGTACCACTTCACCGGGATGAGATCCAGGTTGTAGGACTTCACCGTGTTGATGTCGTTGAAGTTGTTGCCCACGCTTTGACTGGTCTGGGTGATGATCTTCCAGAGGTCCAGTTGAACCTCGGGGAAGGTGATGGCTCGCAGTTCCAGCGAGTCGGGAAGGCCGTTCGGCCCCGGCATGAGGGCCGCCATGGCGCGCATCTGCTGGAGAGCCTGCGGGCTGGGGGTCATGCCGACGATGCTCCCACCAGCGGTCGAGGCGAGGCAGTTCGACACCGTCTGGCCCGATGGCAGGAGGTGCGACGCGCTGGCCAGTGCCACCTTGTCGTAGCCGCCCGTGGTCGTGAGGCAGTTGAGCGCCACGTTGGCCACGCCCACGTCCTCGGTCTTCCAGGCGGAAGTCATGAGGCGAGTGGAAGGCTGGAGAATCTTGTCGTACTCATTGTCCTCCAGTGCTTCCTCGGTGATGGACACCTCCTTGGCCATGGTGACGGGGATGAACTCGGCGATGCCGCCCAGGATGATCTCCTCGGTGGCCATGGCCTGTCCCTCGGGCTTCTGGAGCAGGAAGGTCGTACCAGCGACCTCCATGTTCCTGACAAGGCCCTTCTTCATGGGAGTGGCCTTGCACAGCTTGCCCTTTCCGATGGCAACCTGCTCCTTGGACAAGTCCTCGGTGCCGATGTCCTCCAGGGTGTACTCGATGCTCTTCCAGAGTGCGTTTGTGGTGATCATGTTTTGCTCCTAGACCGTGGCGATGGTTTCAACAACCGAGAAGTACCCGGTCCAGTTGGCGATGGTCGGGTTGTTGAGCGCCCCGGTCATCCCGTATCGCGGGATTTCTTCGAGGCGAAGTTGGCCGGAAGCCGTGGTCGTCTGCCACCCATAGGTGCCATCGGTTCCGGTGTAGATGAGGTGTCCGCTCTGGCCCGTGGTCGTGTTGCCGGTGCCGGGGTTGATGTCGATGCACTTGCCGACCTTGGCCTGGGCCGCGGTCAGAGTGGCCTCGGCCGTCGGGACGGTCAGGGCGAAGATTTGGTTCACCGTGGGGATGACCAGCGCGATGGACGCCAGCGGGTTCGCCAGCGACGTGGTGCCGGTATAGACGGTCGCGGCAGGCAGGAACGGCCCCTTGCGCCGAACGCCGTCCGAACCGAGGTACTTGGCCCCGATCATGACGTGGCTGATGTAGGGGTAGCTTCCGCCGCCCCTGGTGGACGGGTACACCGTGCCACCCGTTAGGAACTGGAGAACGTCTCCATTGAACAGGGCGAGGGTGTTGTTGGATGCCACAGGGATTTCGAGAGTGGGCGGGGTGCCAAGGCTCGGGCCGGTCATGCTCCGAACCCAACGGGCACCGTATCGGTACGGCTGGATGTTTTCTGTTTGGCTCATTGGGTGCTCCTATTGGTTTTCGAGGAAGTCAGAAGCGGCTTTTCCGGTGACTCCAACGACGCGATCGAGGCCACCTGGCCCCTTCGCCTTCTGCATGCGCGCCTTCACAACCGCTTGCCCATCTTCGAGTCGAGCCTCGAATTCGTCCTTCTCGATCCAAACGAGGATGTGCCCCTTGTAGGAGATGTCCCCATTGGGCTCCTCGCGACCGCACACCACGCGCTCCTTGTCGGACTTGGCGTTGACCTTGTGATAACCGTCTTCGAGAAGGCGGGTCAGGCCAAAGCTGATGTCCGAGGGGTACGCAAGTGAATAGCGGCGGTCAGGGCGTTGCCCAGTGACCGTGCCGTCTTGTGCCCGCGGTGGACGCTTGGAACGTGGATCTTTTCGCTGCTCTGTCGATGGACTCTGGTTGCTCATATGCGCTCACTCCCGCCCCGCGGTTGAGCGCTCGGTCCACTTTTCAGCGTGCGAGGCACCGCCAGGGAATGAGCACCTATCACCAGAATCGGCTCCGTCCACTAACCCCTATGGTGAGTCGGGAGGGAATGAGCCCTACGAAGAACTGTACGCTCGCTTGCGTTGGGTTGCAACAAAAACGAGCGTACCCACGATACTACGCTTGCTGGATAGGGGTGGCGATTGGCTCTCGCGCTGGCGCTTCCGACTTCTCGGGGGATGCAACCGCAGCCAAAACGTCGTCCAGGTGCAAGCATTCCTTCAGGTTCGGCGTCGGGTCGCTGGGCGACGTTGGAGCTAGCCTGCCGTTGCAGTAGTCATTCCCAGCCTGCGCATCGTACAGGATGCCGACGACGGCGTTTCCGCCATAGGTCATCGCGACAACCTTGTCGCCATTCTTCGCTTCTCTTCCGTTCTTGTAGTGCATTTTCGTTGTCCTTTGATTGTTGTTTCTATCCGAAAAAATGCGGGTCGCGGCGAACCATGGACTCGGCCCACTTGCGGTCAGCCTCGGCTGGTTCCATGTCCTTGTACCGGCTACGCGCAATCTCCTGCTGCTCCTTGGACAGCCTCGCCCCGCCCCTGGTGGCGCCTCCAGCGCCGGATGCCGGTGGTGCACCGCCGAATCGTGCCTGTTCGTGCGCGCGGGCCGGTGGCAGCGGAGCCTTGCGGATACCAAAGCGGGTTGCCGCCTCACTGAGCACCCTGCGGTGAGCCTCCATGCGGTTGAACGGCTGCCCGTCTGCCTCGATGACGGCCTGCTGGAACGCCGCCGAAGCCCAGCCTGCCGCCTTGGGGTTGGCGATGACATCGGGGAACTCGGATTGGATGACGGCCATCTCGGGGTTGGGAGCCGGTGAGTTGCGCCTAGAACTCTCGATGCGTGTCTCGGTTTCCCTTTGAACGGCACGCACAGCTTCCAGGTCCAGCTTCTTGTACTCGCGTTCTAACTTATCGATTTCTGGTTGCGTCCGGCACGTTGGCAGTATCTTGAGGATTTCGCTCTGTCGGTCGCGCGCCTCGTTGAACTTGCGCTCCGTCTCCGATGGCTCCTCAGTGTCCACCTCCTGCCGCCTAGCCGGCTGGCCCATGCGCGCCAGCGAGGCGTTGAGCCCTTCGATGGTCCGCTTCATGTGCTCGACGCTCTCCATGAGCGGCTTGTTACGCTCGTCCAGCACGCCGCCCACCCGCTCGGCCCACCTCTTGTGACGAAGCTCGGCCTTGCTGGGGCCGGGGACATCCACGGTGGCGTTGCCGTCTTTGTCGTGAGTCACCTCGATGGCGGGCTCGTTTCCGCCTTCGGCTTGCTCGTCGTCGTCTACCTGGGATTCTCGGTCTTTCAGTCTTTGGTCAGCCATGGTTCACTCCTTAGATTCCGTCGTCGAATTGCTTGGGGTCACGACGCCCGCCGCGGGTCTTGTCGCCCTTCCAGATGAACAGGAAGTCGCCCTTCTCGTGGGCCAGCTTCAACTCTCCGTTCACCAGCCGGCCGGGGATGTCTTCGCTCACCTTCACGTCCGAGACGTGCATGAAGAAGAACTCCACGGCCTGGCCATTGCTCCGCTTCACCTGGAAGCGGTTGGGTGCATGAGGCGAGAACAGGACCATCTCGCCAAGCTGCATCCCGTGGTCGCGCAGCATCCCGAGCGCCCCGAGGCCAGCCGAGACGATGACGCCGCGAGGGCAGCGGCGCCGGTCGGTGTCTGCGGTGGTTTCTGGCTTGTAGAGTGCGCTGTCCTTGCCGAACTTGTCGCCGCCCATCTCGGCGTCGGGGATTTGGTAGATCATCACCTCCTCGAAGGAGATTTGCCCAGGTGCCGGTGGAATCTTGAACTCCTTGATGCGCTCCTGTAGCAGCTTCGGGAAGGCCAGGTTGAGGTCAGGCTTTGACATAGGATTCAGCCTCCGCAAGAAGGTTCAGCGATTGCCTAAGCGCGGCCTTGCCAACGCGAATCTGGTCAGCCCTGGCATGGAATTCCTCGTCGCCAAGTCTGATGTTGGAATTCACGTGCTCGACGGCCAGTTGGTCGTATTGCAGCAGACCGGCCGCAATCTGCGAGCGCATGAAGCGCGTACAGGGGTTGTCGAGCCAGTCGATGACCTGCTCCTTGGGGATGCCTTCCCATTCGTTCGGATGTTCTTTCAGCATGGTTCACTCCTTTGGTTACTGTCGGACGTTGGGAGCCGCTTCTGCGGGTGTCCCATGGGCAATCTGTGGGCCTGGCGCCGGGTTGCTCGGCTGGCCGTCTGGGATGGACGGCGGCGGCGCTCCTGGGCCTTGTGCGCCGGGTGGCATCGATGCCATGGCCTGGGCCTGCTGCTGGGCCATCATCTTCTGGCCGATCTCCTGGTCGGAGTACATGTAGCTCGCGATGTCGAACATGCCGCGAGCCTGGAGACACTTGCGAATGGCTGCACCTACCCCCTCGGGGCGAATCACGAGCGTCAGCACCTGGGGCGGCACACCCTTGAGTAGTAGCGCCATGGCGTCGTCGGCCTCGGCCACCTTCGTCGCGCGGCTGGCGAAGCTCAGGTCTGCCGAGAAGATGATGTCGTAGCGATCTCGGTACAGGTCGCGGGACACGGTGATGGGCTCCAGCGCCCCTGTGGCCGGGTTGCGCGCGTCCACTTCCTTGACCTCGGGGAGGAAGAAGAAGTTCAGCAGGCCGTTGTTCTGCGCCACTTGGTTCAGGGCGACCATGCCCTTGGCCGCGATGGCAGAGGTCTGCTTCGTAGCCTGCTCTACCCTCGTGGCCATTCCTCGGAAGGTTTCGTCGCCTTCCTTCTGGCCAGATAGCACGTCGGGGGTCGAGCTTACCCCGTCGGCTGCTGCTTCCTGGGACTGCACCCACTGCATGAGCTGCGGGTTGGCCGGTTGGTGGTCGAAGCGGAAGAATGCGCTGGATATCTGGTCAGGCGGCACGCCGCGAATCTTGATGATCTCGTTCGGCGCGATGCTGGTCATGCCGGGTGGGAACTTCACCATGTCGTGGACGACCGCGGTGCTGCTGTTGGCCAGCGTACCAGCATCCACGCTCTGGTTGAGCATGATGTTGGCCGCCATCTGGTGGGGCATGATGAGCGTTCCAACCCCGATACCGTGGGAGCCCTCGGGGTTGTCGATGCACGTTGCGCGAGAGAACCGCTCGATGATCTTCTTCTTGCACGTCTTTGGGGGAGAGGGCTGACCATTCTCGTCCTCTGCCATCCACTTGGGCTTCATGGGCGGCGCGGGCCGGTTGGCCTGCACGTGCTCGGCGATGGCCGCGGCCTCGTCGGGCGGCACGTTGGGCTGCTGGAGCGTGAGGAGTGTGTTCTGCTCCTCCTGGAGAATCATGGCGTACTGCTCAAGGTTGCCAGCGTACATCTGGTACTCGGACATCTCGCGCTCGTAGCGGACGCGGTCCTCGGGGTCGTCGTAGTACCGGCTGAACAGGCCAAGGACCACGCGGGTCTTCGCGTCCACGACCACGCGGAACGGCTCATCCTTCTCGGCGTAGGGCAGCTTGACCCAGGTATGCTGCTCCAGCAGGTAGTAGGGCGCATCGTGGGTGTGTTGGCTGCGGTCAGTGCCTTCCCACTTGTCCACGGCGTCTCGCACCACCTGATCGACTTCCACAAGGTCGTGGCTGCCCTTGCACTCCGTGACCTTGTCCACCTGGGAGTAGAAACCAAGCTCCTGCATGGCCATCAGGTCACGCTTGTACGGGAACATGATCTTGGTCTTGCGGGGCACGTCGCTCATGTCCGGGGCCACTGGATGGCGCGCGTAGGGGTACACGAACTCCTCAGGACCGACGAACTCGTGCCGGTTCACGCCATGGACGTAGTCTCGGTAGCTGTCGAAGACCATTTCCCCGTCGCGAATGAACGCGGTGAGCGCACGCCACACCTGGGCCGGGAAATCAGGTATTTCCTTCGAGAATTGCCAGTTTTCGTGCTTGGTGATGATCTCTGCATCCTGCTCAGTGAGGCGCGAGCCTGCGCGGGCGCGGAATAGGGGCTGGCCGTCGGTGAAAATCTCCGACCAGATGCGCGCCACGAGACGCAAGGTGCATTTCAGCAGAATCGGGTCGTGCAGGTTAGCGCAGTTGCGGAAAGGCTCGGTTTTCTGCTTCAGATTGCCGAGATAGAGGTCCACGCGCTCTCGCATGTTGTCCATCCATCCCTTTCGGGACTCCCAGTCCTCGTTGAAGTGCCGGATCACCTGATTTGGAAGCTCGTCGTGGACGAATTTCTTCACCTTGTCGTCGGTTTCGGCCAATTCGAGCAAGTACGGCACCAAATTGACCGCGTTGTCGGGCAAATCGAGGCCCTGCTGCTCGGGATTCTCGGTTCTGGCCGTCTCCGCGACCTCCTCTTCGCCCTCCATGTCGTCGCTGCCGGCTCCAGGCATCTCTTCATCGGGCGAGGCGCCCTCGGGCGTGTCGTTTCCGACTCCACCAGTGCCCATCTTCGAGCGTCTAGACATTTTCATTGGTTTGGATCCTTCACCCAGCGTTTCGTCTTAGCGTCCCACACCTGGTCCCACTCACCCCAGCCAGATTTCTGCTTGCTCGCCTCATCGGAGGTGAACTTCACACCGCGTTGGCGGAATTGCGTTCCCTTCGCCATGTCCAAAAGAGTCGAATGGGGCTTGTCGTCGCCCTGGATGGTAGGGAACTGCATCGGGCCACCAGCGAATCGCTTCTCGGTCGCGGTCCCCACTCCACCCTTTGCCCAACCTCCTACCTGCGGAAGCGCACCCCTGAGATTGGCAACCTCTCCAGCGGAGAGCGGATTCCATCTGCCAGCGTTGTAGTCGTCGAGGTTGCTTACCGTACTGTCACCGTCGGCTGGGTCGCCTCCGAAGCCTCCCTCGCTGTTCTCTTGATTGAACTTGGCTGTCGCCATTCTCCAGATGCTCTCAAGCTCTCCGGGTGGCGCCGTGATTGAGGTGTGGTCCATGAAGGCATCCTTGGCACCCTCGACATCGACTCCTGTCACCCAGCTTCTGGGGACGTTGAACGTGACTCCGTCCGGGTCTTCCAGTACAACCTCGTTCACCCCGGTTTCTTCGTTGTCACCACTGGCGACGATGGACAGCTTGATTCCAGCCCTTGGCCTCGACGGCTCACTCATATTCCGTACCCCCAGCGGCTCGGCGTTTGCTTCTTCATGCGGGCTCCCGCAAGTTCGTCTTCATCGTCGTCCCATGTTGGCGCGGAACCATTCTGTCCATTCTTCATGTTTTTCTCCGCAGGGGAAGCCCTGAATAGGCAAATGTAGCAGTCCACGTCGAACCAGTGGTCGTCGCCACCGTCCATTGGAACTTCCTGGTTCTTGTTCCGCTCGTCGGTGAGAGAGTGGCGCTTGAGCGTTGGGATGGTGCGCGCCGTGTGGACGCAGGTATCGAACCACGTGATGCCTGGGCGTGATTGCGGCGACTTGGGAATGTCCTTCAGGCGGCGCAGAAGCTCGGCCGTGGCCATGTAGCGGTTCTTCTTGCACGCCTGCCAGTAGATGCCGTAGCCCGCGAACGTCTCTTCGATGGTCGGCCCCTTGTTGCCGCGCTCCTCTCGGATCTGATAGTCGGCCGGGCCACTGAGATTGGAGTAGTTGCCATTCCGGTTCCAGTACCGCGGGCTCTTGAGGCCGTCGCCGCGCTCGGCGTCCAGAATCTCCTGCATGGCATCGTGAGCCTTCTCGTACTTCTTGATGGCAATGGCCACCAGCTCAGCGTCCTTGCGCTCGTGGTCCTCGCACTTGTGGTTCCAGGTCAGCTCGTCGATGACGATGATGTTTCCTTCTTCGTCCACGGCGAAGTATTTCACCACGCAGGCCACCTTGTAGCCCCAGTCCATGGCTCGGTAGATGGGCCAGTGGGGTGGGATGGCGTAGGGCTTGACGATGTGAACGTCGGGGATGAATTCGCTCTCGAAGAACGCTCCCTGAACCGTGTTCCAGTTGCCGAAGAGGCGGGCCATCATGATGTGCCGTGGGAGCTTACGCAGCTTCGCCTCGTAGGTCTGGCAGGCAGCCTTGTTCGGATTGTCCGAGAGGCGGGCCGGGATGTAGATGCGCGCCGAGGTCTTGACCGTGCCGTCTTCGAGCGTGGTGTTCTCGACCAGCACCTTGCGACCGGCCGGAGCGGGGTCCACGAATCGCTCCTTCACCCACAGGCCCTCGAAGGGAGCATCTGGGTTCGATGCCATGCACGTGCGCAGCTTGTGGCGCAGGACTGGGTCGGTGGTGCGCACGCGCGACCAGAGGCCGTCGTACTGCTGCTTGAGCGTCTGAATGCTCTCATCGACGCTGAGATGGGTGTACTCCATCGAGTCGTAGTTGCGCCAGTCCTCTGCGTTCTGCACGTGGCCGTACTGCATGCGGTAGCCACACGAGAACGTGAGCATCTTAGCGTCTCCGTCCCACGCCACGCCGGGGTCGAGCTTCTTGGCCGCTGCCCGCATGTAGAGGATGGTCTGCAGGAGCATGGGGTAGGTGCGGCGAACATGCAGCGCCCAGCCCACGGACTCGAAGCTCTCACCGCGGGCGCGGGCTTCCAGCCAGCGCTGGTGCTCTCCCGCCCACTGGGTTTCAATCGGATCCCAGCGAAGCCACAGGGTCTTCCCGCAGAACGCGGTGCCGCCGTATAGAATCTCCACCTCGTCGTAGGGCTGGAAGCTGTGGGCTTCGAGTTGGACGGCTGACGGCTCGTATAGGCCGGGTACGCTCAAGAATACTCC